GTCTGGCTTGTCTGTACGACCTGATTAACGTTGATGGCGATACGCTGTCCGCCGATGTACTCGGGAATCTGCAGACGGCTGTCCGGACTTGTTACGCCCCACGTACCACTCAGGAATTCACGGTATCGCGTGCCGTTTCGTGCATCAGCCTCGAAGATGTGCTGCAGTGCAATGCTCATTCGGAGGTCTGCAATGCTGATTGCCGTTACGTTGTTCAGGTTGGCGTATAGGTTGCCTGTTAGGATGTTGCCGCCGTCTGGCTGAGTTGTTGCTCCGTTGGTGTCTAAGCCTGCCAGTTCTACCGCCGGGTATCCTGGTTGTGTACTCTGGTAATGCCGGTTGAAGGCTCGCCCTGCTCCTGCTCCCTTGCCGTTGAACCAGATGTCGGTGTCCATGTCGAATGCTTCTACTTTGCCGGTAACTTCGTTGTAGTTTCCCATGACGACTGGTGCGTCACCTGTCAGGTTGATTTCCACAGGGTCAGATTTCAACGGCGACGGCAGACAGGACGTGAAGTAGTCGTGGAACTTTCCCGCCTTTGCCGGTTTCATTGCGTATAACCACGCTGAATCGTTTGCCGTGGTATTTTCTGGTGCGTTTACTACCTTTCCGGCAATGGATGCCGGATTCGTAGATGATCCCCCTCTATCCGTTTTGTTATAGCCCAGCATCAACGGTGCTTCTAGGTTTTCGTCTCGAAACCATTCGTTGTAAATCATTGCGTATGCGCGTGCTGGCAGTGCGTTGACTTTGATTTTGTTTTTCACCTCGGTCGGTAGTCCAAAATAGTCGCCGATGCTGCCATTAGCTAGACCGCTTGTGCCGCCGATTTCACAACTTGGCGTGCTGTATTCAGTCTTTTCCGCCCAGTAATTGGTGTCATTCTCACCGAACATATTTTCGAAATGTTCCCAGAGCAGACGTGTGGGCACAAAGAAGAAATATGTGTCCATATAGCAGTTATCCATGATAGGATAGATAGGAGTGCTCATGCGGATAAGCCCGTTCAAGCGCACCCGTGCCGTATCACCCGGAAGTACCTCGTCGAGGTAGATAGGTACCAGTTCGCCTTCGTTGATGGTCGTCAAGAGCTGGTGACTTCGGTCAAATTTGCTTCGTGGTCGTTGCATTCGCGGTACTTGTGCGAAATGGTTTTCACTGTTTCGGTTCGTTTTCCTTCACCTCTTCTTTCTCCTCTTTCTGTTTCGGCTGTTCTGTCTGCTGTACCTTTTTCAGTTGCTCCAGCGCTTTGGCTGCTGCTTCTGCTTTTTCGCGCATCGTCACGATGTCCTTCGGCAGATTTTCGAGGTCTGTTCCCTCGGTGTATGCTACGCTTTTCGCTTTGATACTCGTGTCTCCCGCTTCCAGTCGTGCGATTGCGCTTGCAAGGTCGTAGCCTTCTCCGGCTCGCTGGATTTTTTCGTATGTGTTCTCTTCCGGCTGCTCGATGTATTCGGTAGTGCCATTCGGTCGCTTGACTGCTTTCCACGTTGGCGCGGTCTTGCTGCCCGGATTGTTTTTTACTCTTTCGGTCGGCAGTCCGTAGTATCTTACCAGTGTATTAGGATTTAACATTGGCCGTCTCCTTCAGGTCGATGAGCCGTGCGATGTGTTCGGGCGCCGCTTCGCTCATGTAGCCGGTTTCGGTGTCGAACTCGCCAAGCTCAACCAGACTGATATCTTCGATTTCACTCGGCTTGCTTTCGTTGGCTTTCCATCGTGCCGTTCGGATTGCCTGTGCTCGGTTGTTCTGCAGAAACGGCTGAGAGTAGCCGTTGGTCAGTGCATCGTGGAATGAGTAGAATTTCAGTTTCATGTTTTTTCTCCTTTACTCTTCGTTGTTGTCGTCATTTTCTTTAACCACTGCATGGTAGATTTTGTCTACCATTGCAAGGATTTTCAAGAGGATATCCATGGTTTCCTTAAAATTCATCGCTTCACCTCCTTTCTTAGCTTTGCGCAATTACAGTCGGATGCCGCCCCGTGAGACCTTCGGTCGGACGTTGATGTTTTTCACGCGTTTTGCGGTCTGGGTAAAACGTTTCTGGTCTCCTCGGCCAGCTCCGCTTCTGTGTGCCATTTTTATACCCCCTTTCTGTATTTGTTAATGCGCGTATCAAAATGCACCCAACTGCTTTCTACGATGATTCCGCAGGAATCGCTTGGTACTATTTTGTTTAGCGTTTTTGCAATTTCTTTTGGTGTCATGTCTTTTACTATGATGTCTACAGCGCATCCCCTCATGTGGTAGCTGTACTTTGCACCGTTGACTTTTTTGTTGTGTTCTGGCGTCCGGTATCCGCTTGTTATGATTATCGGTTTATCAATTGTCTTTCGCAGAATTTCCAGTAGGCCTACCAGATAGTTATCCACGAATACTATTGGACTGCCGTCTTTGCAAGCAAACTCTTTTACTTTGAAGTGTTTTGTTATTTCTATGTTTCCTTGTTCTGGTACGACGTATGATTTAATCATGGTTTACTCCTTTTCTTTTATTGTATCATAGATTGTAGCTTTTTTTCAATCATTTTTTAATTTTTTTCAAACGCCCAAATACCTTCTGGAGGAATTTCCCATTCTTTGTAATTGTTGTCTTCATCCCATCTTGTTAGGTTTTCTACATAATTGTTGTACTTGTCGCTCCAGTCTCTAGTTATTTCGTACTCGTACTTTCCGCTGTACGCTTTTCCTTCGTTGTACAGCGTTTCGATTGTTCTTTTGCTAAGTCTTGGTTTTCTTATTTTGAGCACCTTCCTTTCTTTGATTATATTATACCACATTTTTTATATTTGTCAATACCTTAAATTGATATATCACTTTGGAGCTTTGCTCCTTTGTTTTGATTGGCGCTTTAGCGCCCTGCCGTGTGGAGCGCACGCGGAACTCGGCTAAATCCATTCCTTTCTAGCGCTGTGCGCGTCAAACTTTCGGTTCACGCCACTTTTGCCTTAACTTGTCTTTTTCTTTCTGAATGTTGAGGTATGTTTCATAATCCACGCTGGTGCTTTGTTCGAGGTTGATTAAACTTTGTACTGCGCTCCGTCTGCGTCTGGCTCTAACCTCTCTCAGCTCGTCAGAATGTGCCTTAAAATAGCTTTCAGTGTCTTGGCTGGTATCTTTATCGATGATTTTGTCAAAATAGCGTGGTGGCCTTTTCTCGCGGCCTCCTGCACAGATGATGCTGTCTGTTTTTAAGATTTCATCTTTGTGCTCGTTCAGATACTTTTCTCCGATGCCTTTTGACATGATTCTGAACTCTGGCTCTCTGCCCTGCATCCAGTATTTTACGCTTTCTTCTGCACCAATTGCTTTTTTGTTCACGTATTGTGCTACGTATGCATAGCTGCCTGGTTGTGCTGGTGAAAAGTCAATCATGCCTTTCCCCCAGATTTTTTCTAGCCATTCGCTTTTAAAATAGCTGTTGCCCTTTTGGTTCTTATACCATTGAGCATCCGGTGGCTTTAGCCCGAAAATAATCGCATGGTAGTGCGGCCTTTTTGTTCTGTCACCATATTCAGCAGCTAGGAAATATTTTATTGGTTTCTTGTATGCTTTTCGTAGACGTTTTAAAAATAGCTGCACGTCTCGCTTGCTTACTGTCTGACTTTGAATGCTTCTGTAGCCTTTGAGGATTTCTCCGTATGGAATATGCTCATCGTCATACGTTAGTGTCAGAAAGATTACATCTTCCCATTCTTTTGCTTCTAGCTCAATTCTGGTTGCCCATTGGTCAGCCATTTGTTTTCGGCAATACTCGCATTTACCGCATGGTAATAGCGCGAATTTTCCTTTTTTGACACCGTCCATGATGTCCGTTTGCAGCCCTTGCTTTGATAGGTTTTCCAGACTTCCCCATAACTGTGGTTTTTTCGTGTCCATCTGAAATACTAATGGTTTTGTACATGGCATTTTGTTCCCGGCACAAGCTTCCTTGTCTATCTTGTGCCGGTTGACACCTCGCTTTCTTTTATTATTAACTTGTTGTAGTAGTAGTAGTAGTGTTGTTGAAACTGTTGAAAACTCGTTTTTTTAACGTTGCTATGTTTATTTATTGCTTTTTTGCCTGTTGAAAATTTTGTTGAAAACTTGTTGAATTGTTGAAAGTTCGTCATTATGACGGATTTTGTTGTGCACTTTTGTGTTGAAAACCTGTTGAAAGTGTTGAAAACTTAAGTTTTCCACATAGGATGCTCCCGACATAAATGTCGTGAGCATCTGACCACAGCCACAGCGACAGTCCCCCCGCGTAGGGGGGGCGTTGTCGCAAGGGGGGACGAAAAACATTGCCGCTGTTTTTCGTCCCCCCTTGCTTTATATGATTATGTTTTGACTGTCGCTTGTTTGGTGCCCCTGTGTTGGGTAACCTTAGCTTTGCGCGGAGGGGTTTTTAATTTCCTCTGTATGCGTCGAATTGCCCAGATTGGTATTTTTCAATCTGTTTGTCTGCATAGCTCTTTGCTGTCTTGTCAACGCTTTCTTTGGCTGCTTTGCCGGCCTTTTTTGCTGCGTCTTTTGCTGCTTTGCTGGCTCCCGCAAGGCTTGTGCCTAACTTGCTAGCTGCATAGCTGTACTTTTGTACTTGTTTTGCGCTTGAGCTTGCCAGTTCGCTTGCTGACTGTTCCCAGCTCTTGGCTGCTTTGTACTGTTTTGCGCTTGAGCTTTGTTTTGATAGCTCTAAATATTTTTCTGCCAGTTCTGCCGTGTTGTTGCCGTATTCGTACATAGCGCTTACGCTTGCAGCTTGTGCACTCTGCTGGTTATAACTTTGGTTCCCAATGCTTGCTGATGCTCCCGATGGTGCGCTTGTTGCTCCGTTGGTTGCTGCCAGAATTGGATTGATGCCCGCCGCGATCATGTCCTTTACCGTATCCTGATAGGCCGTCCCCCGCATTTCCTTTTGGAACGCTCGTTCTGCTGCTGCTTCTGCGCTGTTGTATTTCTTGGCGCTTGCTTGGCTTCCTGCGTTTGCGAGGTTGCTTAATAGTCCGCTCATCATTTGCAGTGCGTTTGCGGTGTTTACGCTGTCTTGATTTCCGAACATTGTGATGCCTGTTGGTGTACTAATTTGCGTTGCACCAATCTGCTGCGGTGCCGTTAAGCTTCCGGTTGTGATCTCGCTACCTGTGCTGGTCTCGTTGCCTGATTCTTGGCTGTTTTTGGCGCTGCTCTGGTTGCTGCTTGTTGCGATGTTGGTTAACATGCCTAGTCCTTGCATGATGTACGGTAGTAACTGTAACAATGTCTCCATTTAAAAATAGCCCCGCTTTTGCGGGGCTTCCTCCTTTCTTAGATTCTCTCGATGCCGGGAATACTGTAGATAGGCATCTCCCGGAACCACTCTTCGCTGAAATAGAAATCACACAAGAACTGATGTGATACGTTGCTTGTTACTGCAATCGTCCTGTCGATGTTCTCTGTTCCTTCTTGAATCCATTGCGCCGATAGTCGCGGCAGAGTGGTATAGTGGTCCGCATAGTGCCATGCGTCCAGACTTGTTGCGAAGTTTGACCTCATTTCTCCGGTTACGTAAGAAGGCTTGTAGCGGTAGTCCGCCCACGCCTCTTGGTACCCAAAGATTTCGTTATCTTCTGACGTGCCTTGTGCATAGATTTCACGGTTGTATACCGGCTGTTCGCCCAGTGCTGCCAATCGCGGGTCGTAGTATGTGAATCGCCCGCCTCGTGTCCACTTGGTCGCAAGTCCCTGCTGGTAGCTGTGTTCTACTCGTACCACTGCCAGACCGATGATGTAGCCGTATTCGGTCGCTGCATAGTCAACCATCTGTTTGCTGCACGTGGTCAGGCTGTACGCTGCGGTATTGCCCAGTGCCTGCCCGGTTGTCGTGTCCGTCTGGCTTGTCTGTACGACCTGATTAACGTTGATGGCGATACGCTGTCCGCCGATGTACTCGGGAATCTGCAGACGGCTGTCCGGACTTGTTACGCCCCACGTACCACTCAGGAATTC